TGCTGAAAGGCGAGTCCCTTCCGCAGGAGCCGTTTGCTTTCACTGACCAGCCTACACAGCCGACCAGCTTTGAAACCATCTATTTTTATGGCGGCATCAAGTATGCCTATGGGTTCTCGTTTGACAAGCCCAAAGTCCTGACCGAATATCTCTATCACTGGCCCAACGGCCGGGAGGCTCTGGTTTTTTCCAGAGAAGGCAATGGTTATCAGTTCCGCGAGAATGTTCAGGAACAGCTTACCCTTGCCGGACGCACCGCAGAAAACCGGCTTTACCTGTCCAGCTCCAACGAATGGAACTGTCCCCAGACTAAGAAGGCCTATCTGTGGTTCTTTGAGAAACTGACCGGCTTTATGGGAACCGAAATGCAGCTGGATGCCACCTTGTCTGCCATTCGGCAGGGCGGCTCTGAAAAGAGCCGTATCCTGCATGAAATGCTGTATGCAGACCTCGGTATCAAGGACATCCGCATTACAGGCTCCAAGGAAGAGCCTATCATCTCCGCACTGCACATTCTCGATGCCGAAGATGGCGCTTCTGAGGGTTTCTGGCTCCCGTTGGGTCAGGAATCCGTTGGGACACAGCGTTTCTTCTCTCGCATCGGTATGTGGCTTGCGGCTTTGGAATCCGGCTCTGTTTTGGTAGTAGACGAGATAGAATCCAGTATGCACCCGCTGCTGACAAGGCATCTGATCGAGATGGTGCAGGATGCCGCTATCAATACAAATCATGCACAACTCATCTTCACCACGCACGATACCGGACTTCTCGACCTGACGTTGCTGCGGCGCGATCAGATCTGGTTTGCAGAAAAGGATGAAAAGACCATGCAGACCGACATTTATGCCCTGACCGAGTTTTCTCCCCGGAAAGGTGAAAACATTTCCAAAGGGTATCTGCAAGGACGATATACAAAAAACACTTCAAGTCGAATTTAGAATATCAAAATCTTTTTAACACTTTTTCAGTATTCAGTCATTAAATTTCACTTTTTGGGGGTTCGATTTCATTTTTTTGAGCGTTTATTTCACTTATTGAGCGAAAAATTTAATGTTTCTATCGAAATTTCATATTTGATTTGACTTTTCTACTTCAAATTTCAAAAAACAATTTGATGTTTTGATTTTTGCTATTGACCATAGTTTACCTTGTCTATCCATCCAAACATGGTATAATAAAAACAGATGAAGCGGGAACCCTTGATTTTTCAGGGGTTCCCGCTTTTCTTGTTACTAATGCGTTTATAGTTCAGCGTTCAGCGGCTAAAATGTTCAACATTGTATCAGGGCCACAGTTGCTTTCAATTCATCAAGGGTTTTGTGATTATAGACCCGGTTTCCAGTGTCCTTGGACACATGGCCCATAAGAAGATCAATACATTTCCGGTTGGCCCCGGCGCTGTCCAACTGCGTTTCAAAGGTGTGGCGGCATTCGTGCGGGGTGTGGTTCATTTCCAGAGCCTTCATAATGTCCGCCCAAAAAATCCGGTATTGGGTTTGATTACAGGGCCTTCCATTATAGCAGATCAGCCGTGGGCCACCTTCAGCAAGACGGGCTTCAATGAATGGCCTGATTTTGGAATGGATAGGAACCACCCGATCTTTACCAGCCTTTGTTTTGGTGCCGCCTTTCATCGTCCCGGCATGAAGATCAATATCTTCAGGTTTCAGGTTCAACAATTCACTGATCCGCCACCCGGAATAAATCAGGATCAGGACGGTATCAACCCAAGGATCAGACTGGTGTTCCCAAAGCCGTTTGATTTCATCCGTACTGAAAGGAAGGCGGCTTGTGGGCGGGATTGGATCAGAAGTCAGAAGATCAGAGTAACAGCGGGTTATTATATCCAATTCAAGGGCGAACCTGTCAAGATGCCCCCAAAGGTTTTTGATTGCCGCTTGGGTGCTGTACCCCTTCCCACAGTTATCAATGGTTTCTTGCATTTGGTATGAACGGATTTGCTTATAAGGTTTGTTCACCAACTTTGAACAATGGTTGAACGCTGAACAAAGTGAAGAACGGTTGGATTCCCCCAGCTTGGGGGCCTTCTTTTCTTTCCATAGATTAAAAAGCTGTTGGAGGGTGATTTTCGCCCGGTCAACATCCCATGGATCACGGTTGTATTCCGCAAGCATGATGTTTCCCGCTTCACGGGTTTCCGCATAGCCGATTATATCATAGATCGGTTGGCGCTTTTCATTCCATCCAACAGTTTTCTTCACTATGTATGGGCGGCGGCGCTTTCCTGATAGCTTCGCAACCGTTCCATAGCCGTTGGGATTTCGCATTATATCACCTGTCTTTCTTGGAAAAAGGGTATGGCAAAGCTAAACCCCATGTGATATAATGTTCAATGGTGGTTGAAACATTAACTTCAAAAGGGTTTGTTTCGCCTGACCGCTTCCGGTGTGCAAGACCGGGGGCGGTCATTTTTTTTTGCTTATGTGTTCTGATCTGTTCTGCTGAAAATGCCTGAAATCTCTTGAAAATCTTTGAATGGAACAGATGGAACAGATGCTATATTATTCAAATCAAAAATATAAAAAATATAAAATAATATATCAGAGATAGGAAAAATATCTGTTCTATCTGTTCTAAAGAAAGGATTATTGATCCATTGCATTTTCCAGATAGTCAGAAGCCTTCAAAGGGGGCCTTGCTATTGAAACCGTTGTTTTCAGACCGTTGATATTCAGATCAACATAAAGGATTGGAATTCCGCCAACTTGCTTCGTTTCCTGCTTGGCGGTGGATGCCCCAACAACTGCCCCGGTAACACCAAATAAGGCACCGCCAACAACGGCCCTTCCAACGCCACCTTTGGTTTTGGTAATGGTTTTCTGTCCCACCTGTTCAATTCGGAATTCATCAATTTCAGAAAACTTGAAAACAACGGGTTCCAATTTTGGCTTTTTGGTATTGGACAGATAGAACATTTTCTGTTCTGTGTCAATGAATAAGAAACCGCTTCCAAAATCCGAAACAGTTATACCAGCATTGAATGATTGAAAGCGGCGGTGATTTTCTTCCCACGCTTCTTTCAACTGTTCCGCTGTGCAAAGGGGTGATCCCGTGGAAATACGGTTGCAAACCGGACAGACAGCACCGCCATTGATTTGAATGCTTGTCCCTGACAGCTTTTCACCGCAGATGGTACATTTTTCTTTTTTACCAAACATGATCTATAACCCCCTTTATTTTATATCGCTTTGGAACGCAACAGCTTTACCAATGATTCTGATGTGATCCAATTCTTCACCGCTGAAGCGCATGGTTTTATATTGCGGGTTTTCTGCAAAAAGCTGAAGAACCCCGGCTTCCTGATCATAATAGACCCGCTTCAATGTGGCTTCATCGTCAATGATAACGGCGGCAATTTCACCATCTTCAACCATGGGCTGTTTCCGAATGAAAACAATGTCACCATCATATATTCTGGCCCCGATCATGGAATCGCCCTTTGCCTTCAGGCAGAAATCAGCCCGAATGTTGGCCCCGGCTTCCACATACAGATCAACTTCTTCATTTGCCATGATCGGTTCCCCACAGGCAATGTTCCCCAACAGCGGGAACTTCTTTGTTTCGATCCTGAACAGGTTATCCACAGTGATTTCCCGGTGGGGTTCATCAATCCAGCCCATCAAATAGGCCGGGGTGGTGTGCAATGCTTTTGCAAGAGAAGCGATTTTATCCCGGCGCATATTGGCAATCATACCGGTTTCCCATTTTCTGACCGTGCTTTTTCCAACGCCAACTTCATTAGCAACCTGTTCTAAAGTAAGGTTCTGCGAAACCCGCAAATCCTTTATTCTTTGGGCCATATCTAATTCCGCCATGGTCAACACCTCTTTCCTGTTGTTACTACCAATATAGCATACTTGTGTCTTTTATGCAACATAAATTTCAAGAAAAATAAAAAAGTTTCTTTTAAGACAAAAAGGGTGTTGACAAGCTACACCGGGTATGGTAATATGAGAGTGTCCTAAAGGACACAACGAAACTTTCAAAGGATGTGATGAAATGAACAAGGCCCGTCTGGAATACGAAATGAATCTGCGCCATGTCAGCAAGTCTGATATGTGTGCCATGCTTGGGATTTCCCGATCCGCCTTTTACCGTAAGTGTAACGGTGAATCGGAATTCACCCAAAGCGAGATTCAGAAGATCGTGGATTTCCTGAATCTTGACAGCCCCATGGGAATTTTTTTTACCGAAAAAGTGTCCTAAAAGACACGGAAGGGAGAACGCCAAATGAGTGAAGCAAGCCTGAAGCCGGTAATTGCAGAACTTGAAACCTTGTTTTCAAAATTCAATGCCCGGTTCTTTGAAAACAAGCTGGAAAGCCCGGTGATCACCGTTTCCCCGGATCATACCCGTGGGGCTTATGGCTGGTGTACCAGTTGGAAGGCTTGGCAGAATGGAACCAAAGAAGGCGGGTTCTATGAAATCAACCTTTGCGCTGAATATCTGAACCGGCCCTATGAAGAAACCTGTGGAACCTTGCTTCATGAAATGGTTCATCTTCTGAACCTTCAGGATGGCGTTCAGGATACTTCCCGTTCTGGCACCTACCACAACAAGAAATTCAAGGAAACCGCTGAAGCCCACGGCCTGATTGTGGAGAAAGGCGAAAAGTACGGATGGCATAAAACCAGCCTTTCCCCGGAAGCCCTTGTTCAGAGCCTTGGAAAGCAAGGGTTCACCCTTGTAAGACCCCGGCCACTTGGCCTGAAGGGTTCCAGCAAAAGCGGCGGATCATCTTCCAGAAAGTATGTTTGCCCCTGTTGCGGAACTATCATCCGGGCAACCAAAGAGGTTCATGTGATCTGTGCTGAATGTGAAGTTGAATTTCAGGAGGAAATCTAAATGAATGTGAAGCTGACCAAAAGAACAGCGTGGGAACTGATCAGCCGGATTTTTCCCCGGCTGAATATCAGCAAAGACACCACCCCGCCTGATGTGGTGATCTTCCGGGCTTCCACCGGCCCCGCTGGTTTGGAAATCCGCTGTGAAAATGACTGGTTCAACCATAACGGGCGGATCAGGTTGACCCTTTCCGATGGTGAGAACCAGATCATCCAGTATTATCACCCCGACACCCTGAACCGGGATTATGTGGCGGAGCAGGCAGAAAAAGAAGAAGCCGCAAGAGAAGCCCGGAAAGATTGGGTTCAGTCAATGGGCTTGGAAATGGCCCACAAGCTGGTTGATCGTTATTGGGAAGGCTGATCCTTCCCCCAAATTTATAAGGAGGTTGAACAAGAATGAAAACTTTTGCAGAGCGTTTGAAATACGCAATGGGTGAATCTGGCCTGAACCAATCCACCCTTTCTGAAAGAACTGGCGCTTCCAAGGCCGCTATCAGTCAGTATCTTTCCGGTAAGAACACCCCCGGCCCGGAGCGTGTGAAGGCGCTTGCCGATGCTACCGGCGTTTCCTTTGATTACCTGATGGGGTATGAAGCACCCCCGGCCAAGGAACACAAGGTTTCCGTGAAGAAGATCACCACCGCAGATGCGGCCCGGTGCCTTGGGAAAAGCAAGCAGTTTGTGAGGATCGGCCTTCAGCGTGGCCTTCTTCCCTTCGGGAATGCTGTTCCCGGCGTGGGAGGTTCTTACAACTATTACATGAAGATTAAGAAACTGGGTGCGCTGTTGGTATCGGCGG